TCAATCCAGTGATTTCCCGAATCAGATTTTATTGAACCTAATGGTGTTTTAACTTCAAGTCTTTGTATAGATTTGGTAACTAAAGTTGTATCTTCTATGATTGGTTCTCTATTCATCTTCGTTTTCTCAATTGTCTTAACTTATTTTTTTTAGTTTTAACTCTACCACGAGTTACCTCTGATTTAACAGCATTTTGGTCAACCATTGATATAGCTATCTCTCTTTGAATATCTACTTCAACTGCTTCTGTTCCAGTTTGAGATTTTGTTCCATTTAAGTTGTCAAGTTTTCCCATCATCTTTGACATCATTTCTTCCATTTTTAAATTACCATTTGGTTCTGACGGTGCTTGATATACTCTCTCATTATAAATATCATCATTGTCATCTTTAACATTACCATCAACCTCTTTCTCAACTACAGGTTCAGGTCTAAAGTTAGGATGATTTGTATCATATTTCTTGATAACTTTATTTGTTATAAGTTGAACTGCCAAATTATCTTCTCCTACGAGGTGCTCTTCTTCCTACTGGACGACTTCTTCTTGCTGTTGGTCTTCTTCTTGCTGGCTTTCTTCTATATCCACCATTTTGACCAGCTACAGCTCCATGATAAGCTCCTTCCATACAAGTACCGTTTGGCATCATATGCATCCCAGCTGGACAACTACCATTACCATTATGTCCTGGTGTATGTGCCTTTGCACCTCTTCTTCTCATACCTCCATTTGGAACACAATAACCTGCTCCATTCATTGTCATTCCCGGTCCACAACCGTTGTTACCATTTTGTCTTGCACCTCTTCTTCGTGCACCACCTCTTGGTTTTAAATGTGCACCTTTATATTTTCTAAATGAAGCCATTTATTTTCTCCTGTTATCTAGGTCTTTCTTCAATTTGTAAATTGGATAACCTTGACCTATGTGCTGAAGCAACGATACTATGACGATAGCCTTGATGTCCAGCTATTAATTGTGGTTCTGTTACTGAATTGATTTCCCAAAAGTGATTATTCCAATCTGTAATATCTCCGACTTCTGGATAAAAATTTAGTGAACCACTCGCTAAATTATTTCTTTGAAAAAACATCTCAATTGATGAATTGACATCAGCTCCAAATTCATCTTGTAATGTTTCTGGTTCATTGTAATTAATCATACAATTAACTCTAAATCCTACATTATAATATTTTGTAGCAGATTCACCATATACATTAGCTTCAGTTTCATCTAATGATATTTTATATATATCAACATATTGTCCTAAAACTTCATCAATTAATTCTTCATTCATTGAATCTATAAGATTAATTTCTTTCTGTGGTACGAAAAATGGTTTTGTTGCTGACATTTAGTTATCCTATATAAATACCCAATGGTGCTTTATTCAACACAGCTTGAGCAGATTCTGCTTGTTCTTGTTCTTGTCTTGATTTTTCAGTTAAGGAAACTGATTCAAGAAATTCTTTCAATTCATCTAATAATTGCTGTTTTTCTTCTCTTCCTTCTGACTTTAATCCTTCTCCATCCATAGCAACTTCACCATTTGGTAATGGTAAAGACGCATATTTTGACCGGATTATTCCCAATAATTCTTTCGATAGAGCTAATGTAAATTTTCGTATCCATTGTCTACCTGCAGCATTAATTTCTGAATATGTAATAAATTTATAGGGAACATTTGATGGGTCTGTTACTCTATCGTTTGTAAATGTTCTCGTTGTTGATTGTTTATCCCCTTTTAAGAAATATTTAAAATAAATTTTATCTCCAGCATCATCTGATTCTGGTCTTGGAAATATTCTAAGCTGATTATTTATCAATTCAAAAGAATATGCTGATTTCCTAATTTTATCTGATGTTTCAATAGCTTGAGCTCGAGTTATATCATGCGATACTGGTCTCAATATGAAAGAAACAGCTGGTGAAACATTACCCATACCAAAATTGTCTAACATATTTCTTTGGTCGTAATTTCCTGTAAATGGGTCATAAAATCTTGTAATTGAAGATGGACCATAATTAAATACTTCTTGTATTTCCAATCTTTTACCATTATGAGAACTTGGTAAATTAGATTCAGTTTGTAAGTCGTAAACTTGTTTTGAACCTGAAAGAGTAATAGAACCAGTATGCATTGTAACTGACCCTCCTATTCCGATTGCTTCACCATATTGGTCAGACAACATAAATGTAGTTCCCATGTGTGGGTGTGTTACTGATAATGAACCAGTTCCCATTTTATTGTCTGTTGTTGTACTCCACCCTGAACCGGATACTTTATTATCTGAACCATATGATTCCCATAACCAGTTTTTCATATTATAATTGTTTATATGCAGAGAATATTCAGATATAGCTTCTTCAAACATAGCATATATTGAAGATGAATTAAATTCTAATTGCATAACAGGATGACCTAATCTTCTAGCAGTCCATTTACAAACATCTATCGATTCTGTTACAAACGATGCATCATTATCATAAATCCCATACGGTGTTGAACCAGAAGCACTTGTAGTGATGCTTGGGTCTGAATATGTATACTGAAATTTTCCCATCAAATTCTCCAAAGGATGATATTATTCTTCATATATAAATATAAAGAAATGCAACAAAAAAGGGATAGAATTAACTATCCCTTTTAGGTTTTATTCATTTAAATGATTAAAGTTAATCTAAAATGCAGATCCTGGGTCAGTTCTCAGCACTACTGAAATCACACCTATCGCACCTTTATTATCACTATTTTGACATAGCAGATTTAAGGATTGACCAGATGTCATTGAAGTATTAAGTAAGGGAGTACCTGTCAAAGAACCAGTTACTGAATGATTTTTTGCACCAGTATACAATGATAAACTAGCACTTGTATCTCCAGCACTTCGTGCGAACACTTTGGTACCACCACCTAATTGTGTACCATTATCAGCAACTTCAAATCGTATCACAGTAGCAGCTGAACCAGTTGCCGTTATCTGAAAATTGATTCCTTCAATAGTATAAGACCTATCAGCTACAAATATACTACCACTACCCAAACTATTTGCACCACCACCAATAGAAGCTGATGGATGAATTTGGTGTGTTACTACCAGAGGTACACTATTTACTGCAGCTGCAGCGGTCACTCGTTTATCATTATCTAAATTATACTTTAAACCTTCAAATGTTACTTGCTTTTTTACAGCCATTATTTTTCTCCATTTTATGTGATTAAGGAGCTGATTTTAATATCAGCTCCCATCACCGGTTAAAGTATTAATTAAACAAGGTCCAAATCAGCCA